GCCGGTAGGTCCGGTAGCTCCCTGCAGGCCTTGGGGGCCGGTAGGTCCGGTAGCTCCCTGCAGGCCTTGGGGGCCGGTAGGGCCGGTAGGGCCAGTGGGACCCACTGCGCCGGGGGAGATAGGAGAATCAGAAAACCCGATATCAGACAACCACTGGGTGCCATCCCACAGCATCAGCACACTCTGTACCGTGTCCCAGTACAAAGCCCCTACCTCAAGTTCTCCTCCCTGATTGTCAAGGGTCGGTACAGCGTCTTTAGCGCCTAGGTACCGGCGGTCAAAGTCAGAAGCAGCTTCAGAAGCAATAGAAGCGTGGTGAGAGGCATTGCCCTCCGCCATCTGAGCAGCAGCCAGGGCAAGTTGCACCTGGCTGAGGGCGTCACTCGCCTGGTCAATCAAGTGTTGCAACTCAGGGTGCTGAAGCCCACTGACGCTCAACAAAGACAGAACGTCGATATCGGCGCCAGGCGTAACCTCTACCGTACCGAGAAGCGTGGAGCCGGCTCTCGACCGAACGCCCACGGGAAGGAGAGTTACCCTATAGGCCCCGGTAAGAAGGGTAACGTCATAAGAACCCGTCTCGTCAAGAGCTACGATCAGTGCTGCGCTTTCAGGAACAAAGGGCGATGAGGACTGTGCGGCAACAAACTCCAGTGCTGCGCCGTACAGAGGAGCACCCTCCCCGTTCTTGAGGGAACCAATCAGACGTCTTTCCATGTTTAGGTCCGATACTCAGGAGGCATCTGCCGACGCTCCATTTCCTTCATGAACTCCCGCTCACAGTGTCTAGCACCAGTCCACTCCCCTCGGCGTTTAACAAACCAATCCTGAGGCGCGAACAAGGTGTCAATGGCCTTTCTAGCCTTGATCCACCGAGGCTTAGGGCTCTCAGCTACCGAGGACCTGTACGCCCGTGCGGACAGGGTCTCATCCGCCCATCCTGCGAGAACGGTATTGAGCACCTGATCAAGGGAGATCAGGAATTGACCGAGGTAGTTTCTGCGCATTCTTAGCCCCTTGCTCGACCCGTTGCGACGTACAGCAGGCGCATCTGGGAGTATTGTTTTTGTTATGCAGGATCTGTTTTAGTCAGGCGTGAATCCCGAGCTTGGAAAAAAGCCAACCCTTGAAGAAGATGAGCACCACCCCGATCCCGGAGAAAACAAGAGTCACACCCCCAAGCAGCCCTTTGTAGTGAGTCAGCTCCTTCTCCATCGCCTGCTGATTCATTAGCATCACGGTTCTAGCCTGCTGCGCTTCTTTTCTCTCTTCAGAGAAAGCGTCAAGGAGGCTTTCCATCTTCGTCTCAACCCTAGCCAGACGTTCCGCGAGTTCTGTGTTCGTGCTCATCCACCACTTCCTTGCTGCGACTTAGTTCTCGTCGGCGTATCCGGCTTGATGCTCTGATTGATGGCACCTTCCTTGGTGCCTTGAGCCCCGGTCGTCGAATAGGGGTTGCCCTCCGGGTCTGAGGCAGCGCCAGGAGATCTGAAGTTCGTGCCAGACAATGCAGTAAACCCTGGCGGCGTCACTCTGCCCGTCAGCTCGATAGAAGCGTCGTCGTCTTCAAGGAAGCCCAGCGACAGGAGATCAAGGATGCGACTCTGACGCATCGTTTTGAAGGCCTCGAGTTCGTTCTCGGGGCGCAGGTCAATCGGGTGATAACGGAACTCTACGAAGACGTCCTGCCCGAACAGGCGCACTGCAAGGGTCAGGGCGCGGCTGTAAATCTCGTTCAGCTTCTCCTGAACGGCGCCCGCCACGTTCTTCATGAAGAGCATCGACTCGGCAGAGGCCACGTTCTGCGTGCCGCCGCCGTGACCCAGAATGGACGGCAGCGTCTTCGACGCGCTCGCCACCCTGGAGCGGGCGATGTTCATCAGGATTTCTTCCTCCCCCGCGGGCGATGCGTTGCCGTGGTTGAGGTAGTCGACCTCGATGAAGTCGAAGTGAACGATCGCGTCCTCTGGAGCGAGGTCGTTGATCATCTCCTCGATGTCGTCTAGCACCGACTTGGTGTAGGCCGACAGCTTGTCCGGGTCCAGCAGAACGTCCTGAGGGATCGTCTTGCGAAACTTCTCCTCGTTGATCGTCACATTGACGCGAGGATGCAAGGCGCGCTTCACCAGCCTGCGCAGGTCGTTGAAGAAGTCGTGATCGGCGATGACCGGCTGCAGCGCAGACTCGAGCGGGGAGTCTGCGTAGGCCTCGAGCAGGTCCTGGTCGAGCGCGGTGTAGAAGAAGGTCGGGTAATCGAGGTCGATGCTCTCGTTACCGATCTTCTGGTAGGGGCGCAACCACTTGTCGTCCTGGCGGAAGACGATCTGCTGGGTGGCAACAGGTGCAAGGGTCCGTGGCAGCCGTCCCTTGTCGAGCACCAGCTCGAGGGCCATCGCGCCGTTGGTCAGAATCTCCTTGCCCAGCGACTCGGACAAGGAGCGCAGGGACCAGATACCGCTGAACCCGTCGTTGTAGTCGTGGACGACGTCGAAGCGGGTCAGAATCTCCTGCAGCAGGATGGTGGCTTCACGGTTGAACGTACCATCCATGTTGCGCGCCTTCGCCGTGTAACCGCTGGTGACCGCGGTGCGAAGGTAGGCGAACACCCCTGCCGACAGGTCAGGCGTGGCCTTGATGTAGTCGCGGATGACCGAGCGCGTGTCTTGCGAGCTACGGAACGTCAGCGCGTCCGTATTCGCAAGATTTCGATCCGTCCTGGGAAGGTCACTATCAGCGCGAGACTGCGTGTTCCTTACGTAGGACGGAATCGACTGCTGCTTGGGCTTGACCTTGGGGGTCGGCGCGGGCGGAAGCTGTGCGGCTTCCTGCTGCGGCGCTACGAATTCCGCCTTGGTCGAACCACGCAGCCATCGCCGCAGGGTATCGAGCATTTATTGGTCTTTTTATCGCACGACAGACCAATTCTGCCCGGAATACCCTGAAGAATCAACACCTTATTTATAGCTCCTGCTTTTGTGCTAGGCGCTTCCCCTGTTCTTGAAGCGGTGCATCACCGTACCGTAGGGAATCTCTGCGGCGCCGAACCCGCGCATCAGCGAGGCGATGTACAGGTACAGGGTGGCGTGGTGGTAGTGGTCGTCGCCCTTGCTCGACTTCTCCCAGTTGAAGAACAGCTCGTCGTCCTTGTCGAACTTCTGGATGCGGCGCATGTCCGTCATGTGCGACAGCCAGGTGTCCTTCTGGTCCTGACAGCCCGCGGCAGACAGGGTGATCTTCTTGGCGCGCAGATCAGCCATGAGGGCGTCGAACGCCTTGTTGCGGTTGATTTTGGCAAGGCGAAGGTCGAGCGTGCTGCTCTCCTTGTCTTCCTCTTTCTCGGTGACCGTGAACATCTCGGGCGACTTGCTGGTCACGTAGATGGCAGCGAAAATCTTGTGGTGACTTTCCTGCATCTTCATCACAAGGTCGGTGTAGGGCTGGGAGTCCATCACGCCGTTGCTGAAGCGAAACTCTTTAGCCAGCTTGCCGAACTCGTCGTTCCACCTCGAGAGGGGAACCTGGGCAAGGCGCACGATATGAACATGCCCTTCGCTGGTCACGCCACCTACAACTACGTGCATCAGTAGGCCAGCGTCGATCCCGACGATGTAGGAGGTGAACCGCGGCACCTCGCCTGCGATGAACAGCTCACCGAGTTCCGAGGCGGTTAGCGCGTTGTCTTTGTCTTCCGCGCAGAGGCCGAGGTTGAAGTTGATGAAGTCGGCATATCGCTTGTACTTGGTGCTGGACTCGATGAGGAAGGCAGGGGTGATGACGCTTGGGGCGTCGAAGGGGGAGATTTGGTATCCGGCTGCAACGTGTGCCTCCTCCGGGTTCTCAAGTACCCACTCCCTGTTTTGCGGCCCGAGGTCAGGCTGCTTTCCGCAATTCGGGCAGACAAGGATGGCTTCTTCATAGCGCAGGGAGTGCAGGTTGGTTTTCGTGATCTCGCGCAGGTCCCCGGTGAACCCAGGAATCTGTACGTGAGCGAAATACTCAGGCAGGAACCACTGACTGCAGTGGTTGCACTTGCAGAAGTTGAAGTGCCTGCGTGAGTTCCGGAAGCGCTCGTCGATGCCGTACTTGGGCACGGTTGGCGTCGACAACTCGAACTTCATCTTATACCGGCTGTGCGTCATCCGGGACTGATAGGACGACAGCACTGTCTGGTCGGAGAAGTCGACCTCATCGTGGACAAGGAGCGAGGCCGGGACGGAGATGGCCGCGGCCTGACCGATGGTGCCCTTGATGTACAGGTAGCTTGAGCCAAGCTGCTTGGTGTCGGTCGAGTCGATCGACATATTGACCCGACCGCGAAGGTAGTCTGAAGCCTCGATGATCGGGTTGATCCGAGTCTTCGTGACCATCTTGGCGAAGTTGGACGTCGGCAAGGTGTAGATCACGTGGATGTCGGGCAGGATGTCCATCACTGCCAGCGTTCGCCGGATGGCGAATTCGGTGATCCCGACCTGCGAGCACTTCTTTACGACAATCTCTCGAGAATCTTCGTCGGCCAGGCGCCGCTGAAACTCATGCCCATCGAACGAGAAGGGCTGGCCCTCGAGCAAGGTGCGCTTCTCGATCCAGGCTGCGATGTTCTTGAGGGAGAAGCCTTCGAGGAGGTTGCTGCGGACGCGCTCGAGGTGGTCTTCTACTAGAGATACTTCGGAGTCAGCCAGCATCCATACCCCCTAGCGCCTTGCTATAGGAGTCAAAGAAGGCCTGACGCACTTCAAGGGGCTGTGCGCGCATCACTTGCAGCAGAACTTGCTCCATTCTGCGGATGCGCTCTGCGTTGTAGAGGTCAACACGACTCTTGACCATCTGCTGAATCATGTTGCTGACCGAATTCAGCACCTGCGCACGCTGGTTGGCGGGGACGTCATCGTCCTCGATGATGAGATCGAGCAAGGTCTTGGCGCTCGCGTACACCTCGGCGATCTCTTCGTCAACCCGGATTTCCTCGAATTTCTTCTGGGGTCTGGGCGTTTTCGGCCCCGGATTCGCTCCTGAAAAGCTGATAGAAGCGGGTTTTTCTTCTTCTTTTTCGTCAAAGAGCATGGATTTCTCTTAAAACCCTCAATTTCTCTTGTTTTTTGCTTCAGAAACGTAGCGAAACATCGTTCTTTCGCTGCAATTTGCAAGCTCTGCGGCCTTTTCGATCGAGAAACCTTCGTTCACTACCTTTTCTGCCAGGTAGGCGCGGAACTCTCTTCTGATCTCAGCAAGCAGGGCTGCAGACTTCTGTTGCCTGTACGTGGAGTCGGGGTCGTATGGGCGCTTGACACCCATCCTTGACAGTGTTGACAGCACGTAGCTCTCGCTGTAGCCGTATTTGTCCGCGATCTCTTTAGCTGACACCTTTTTTGCGAGGTAGTCGGCTGTAAGTGTCGGATTTTTAAGGAGTTTTTGCGTCAGGTTCGCCATGCCTGGGATTTTGCCTGTGTTGGGTGGCGAGTGTCAACTTGTTAGGGG